TTCTTCCTTTTTAGTAGAATCTTCAGAAGATGCTGTTACCTGTTCATCTGTTTCAACCTTTGTTATTTCCTCAATAATTTCTTCATCAGTAGTTTCATCAATATAAGATCTTAAAATTTGTTCGATAGGCATGCTATCTCTAATAGATTCTAGAATAGATTCTTTACATAAAATTTCACATTCTCTCATATTTTTTTGATGTGTTAAAGGAGCTATATCTTTTTCAAATAAATATATATTTGTATATAATTTTCGAGAAAACAAAATATAAACTTTATGAACATAATCTGATAATTTTGGAATATCAATATCTATTTTCTTCTGTTTTGTAGATACTCTAATACTAGTTAAAATTTTAAGTTGAGTAATATGAACACAAGTTAATAAATCCTCTAAATAATTACATCCACTTGTTTTAATAATTCGTTGTGTTTCTTCATTAATAATTGTAGTATTCCATCTTATTACACGAGATAAGAAGTTTTGAAATGTCATTAAATATTTACTTTTTTCATCATTTTCCAAACAGAGTTTGTATGCTTCTTTAAAAATAGATTTAACACCTTCAATAATTAAAGGACATAAAATTGTAACTAACCTGGACATATATTCATTCTTAGCCTCGGCTAAAAGATCAGTATTATAATCATCCATTTTACATAATTAGTATATTTTCTAAATTCAACTCTTTACGCAAAAACACAAAATAACATATAAAAAACATAAGTAATTTTTCATTTCTAAACTCTTTTTTTATTTTATTAAAATAAATTAACATCAAATATTTTTTTTCACTATCTTCTACTGTTTCGTCAATGTAATCCAATATATTTAACGCATTTATACCCTTTTCATATAAATTTATAACAATATTGTTCAGTTCTTTCAAATTACAATTTTTTATTTTTTTTTTTAAATATGCCATTTTTTCATTTTTTATTTGCATTTTTAACTTATTTACATTTGAATTGTTATTAAACAAATTTATTTTTTCATTATGTATTCGTGGATTTGGAACAAATATCATGCAAAATCTTGACAAAATTGGTTGTAATAATTTATCCTTGTTATCCAAAACTATAAAAAATCTAGTTGTGTGACTATACTCTTCAATACATCTTCGTAAAGCAGACTGTGCATCAATAGTTAAATGATTTGCATTAAATAATATAATACTTTTAAATATATCCTTATTTTTCAAATTTGTTTTTGCAAAAAATTTTAATTCGTCTCGTATAAACCGTATTCCTTTACCATGTGCACAATTTACATACATTGTATATTGTTTTCTTTCTTCAGGAGTATAGATTTGATTAATAAAATAGTTTAGTATAAATCTTTTACCAGATCCAGAATTACCATAAAATATGATATGGGGTATTTTATTGAGTTGTATAAATTTATTAAGTTTTTCTTTTAATTTTAAGTGTATGTCTAAGGTTTCCATTACATTTATTTATTTTTAATATTTAATTCATTTTTCGCTATTATTAATTTATATTAATCTATTTTGATATATATGACAAATATTGTATATTATTCAAATTGTCAGTTTATGGGTTTAAATTTTTTTTTAAACAAAACTATAAAAAATCTAAAAAGCTTTCATATTATAAATTATCAATTAATAAAAGAAGATAAACCAATACCAATCAATATCTTACAAAAGGCAGATATATTTATTTATCAACCAATAGACAAGAAACATAATATATATTCTACAGATAAGACAGTTGAAAATAATATATTAACACATTTACGATCAGATTGTATTAAAATTTCATATCCATATATTTATCATTCATCATTATGGATTTTTCTTTTACCATCATTTGCGGATGGATTTATTGCTAATTATTCACAAATTAATCATTATGTAAATACAGAACCAATAACAAAATTAAAAAATAAAGGATATTCATTAAATAAAGTTTTACAAATGTATCGTGATGGAAAAATAGATTTTGAGTTTAATAATAGATATGAGATATCTATTAAAATTTTAAAAGAAAAGGAAAGTATATGCGATGTAAAAGTTTCAGATTTTATAGAAAAAAATATAAGAAAGCGTAAATTATTTTTTACACAAAATCATCCAACAACATGTGTGTTTATTCATTGTGTAAATCAAATATTAAGTATATTGGGATATAATGTAAAATATGACGCCAATAATTTTAAAGAAAATATATGTGATTTTGTAGGAGAATGGCCTCATACTTCATATGATAATAAATTCTGGAATTTTCAATACAAAATAAATAATATTAATGATGAAATTTATATTAATCATATAAAAAATATTTATAACCATTATTAATTATTATGTTTTTTGAGAAAAACTGAGAAATCTATATCTTTCTCTTACATTTATTTCTGGAAAATCAAATACTTGATATTTAGATGTTAATACATTTTTCATTACAAAACAATCTTTACTACAATACATATTTCCATTTACATGAACTTTAAATCCTGTTAAATTTTTAATTATAAAATTTTTATGATCAGGATATATTTGATGTTTACAGTATTTGCAAATATTCATTATTCTATAATATAATAAATATTTAAATAGTGGGAATAAATTCCCATTGAAGTTCGGCGCAAATTTTTTTCCAAATTTCATCTTGTTCAATTCGTTTAACAGGATCTTTCAACATAGGGAAAAATGGAAGAAACTCTGTTTCTCCTAATAATTCACACATTTTATATAAAACATAATAATAATTTAAAAAGTTCACTCTATCATCGGGACAATTTTTTGAATAAGGTTTTTGTATATCCAGAAATAAATTACATAATACTTCTTCTAACTCTGGTGACATAATAGGGGGTTTAATACCCAATTTATCCTTAATAAATGGAATATGTTCATAATATTTATTATAACCTAATTTTTTTAATATATCCTTTGCTTTCTTATTTGTTAATTGTTTAATTGTCATACGTTCTTTTTTTATTTGATTTATAATATCTTTAATCACCTTTTCAGGAATTTGGGTTGTTTCTTTTGCTTGAAATTGAGCTAATATTTCTCTAAAATGATTAATTCTTTTGTATGCATAAAAACAAACCTCCTTCGGAGGTTCTTTATATGACGGTTTTTCATTTTCAATTAAAAATGGTAGTATTTTACTACAACTATTACAAATCATAACACCCATATGATCAACTTTAATTAATTCTCCCTTACATTCACATCTATCATATTTTAATTTATATTTATTAATATCAATTTGTGAGTTATCAAGATTATTCATAAATTTTTCTGTTTCTGTTTCTGTAGTGGACGATTTCATATTTGTTTCATTATAATTTGAATCAAAAAAGGAGTGTAAAATTAATTTTTTGGAATTACCTTCAGAAAGATTTTTCTTTTTTTCAAAATAATTAAAAATATAATTGGAATTATTTAGAAAATACTCCTTTTCCTCTTTTTTTAATTTTTTAATAGTTAGTTTTTTTTGTTTTATTTGATCTTTTGTATCCATCTTTTTTTCAATATTTTGACCCCCTTCTTCCAGTTCTTTTTTTAAGGTTTGTATTTCTTTTTTTAGCCTTGGTATTTCCACCCTTTTATAATTTTCAAATTTATTGATTTGCTCTGTATGTTTTGAATCAAGAGTTACATTTCCTTTTTTAGACATTTTGATTTTTTTCTTTGTTTTAGGCTTAAAATTTGGCATATATATATAATATAATATTTTTAGTATTTAATTCGAAATATCAATAATATGTTTAAATAGATTTTTGGTTTTCTTCACAAATAATAAGAAACATGAGTGATAATAATAAAAATATAACAAAAAAGAAACAACAATTTATTTGGAATGCTTTAGAAGATGGATGGGAAATTCGAAAAGAAGATAATTCTTATATATTTTCAAAACCACATGAGGGAAAAAAAGAAGTATTTTCAGACTCATTTTTAAGAGCATTTATCGTTAAAAATTTAGATAAAGATCATATTAATTTATAAATTTAATTAATTTAATTAATTAAGTTTTAATAAAATTTTTTTCTTTAGCAATATTATAATAAAATGGGAGGAGGATTAATGCAACTCGTCGCTTACGGAGCTCAAGATGTCTACCTTACAGGTAACCCTCAGATTACTTTTTGGAAAGTTACATACAGACGCCACACTAACTTCGCAATGGAATCTATTGAACAAACATTTAACGGTCAGGCCGATTTTGGACGCAGAGTCCAGTGCACTGTTTCAAGAAATGGTGATCTTGCCTACAGAACATATCTTCAGGTCACTCTTCCTGAAATTAATCAACCCGCCGCCACTGATGTTTTTGCACGCTGGCTTGATAACCCCGGTGAGCAGCTCATCTCAATGGTTGAAGTTGAAATCGGTGGTCAGAGAATCGATAAACAGTATGGTGACTGGATGCACATCTGGAACCAGCTTACCCTTACTTCCGAACAGGAAGAAGGTTACAACAAGATGATCGGTAACACTACACAGCTTACATACCTTACCGATCCTGCTTTTGCTGAAATTGCAACTGCTTGTAACGCAAACAACGCCCCTAATGCTGTATGCGCACCACGCAAGGCCCTTCCTGAAACCACACTTTACGTGCCCCTTCAGTTCTGGTTCTGCCGCAACCCCGGTCTTGCTCTTCCACTTATTGCCCTTCAGTATCACGAAGTTAAGATTAACCTCGAACTTCGTCCTCTTGATGAATGCTTGTGGGCTGTCAAAAACCTTGGTGTAAACAACGCCAAGCCTGGAAACGCCAGCTTAAAGAGTATGGATGGTGCTTACAACAACTCACTTGTTGCCGCATCTCTCTACGTTGACTACATCTTCCTTGATACCGATGAACGTAGACGCATGGCACAGAACCCCCACGAATACCTTATTGAACAGCTTCAGTTCACTGGTGAAGAATCTGTTGGTTCCTCATCCAACAAGCTTAAGCTTAACTTCAATCACCCATGCAAGGAATTGATCTGGGTTGTCCAGCCTGATGATAATGTTGACTACTGTGCATCATTCCAGACTGGTCAGACATTGCAGAGAGCTCTCGGTGCCCAGCCATGGAACTACACCGATGCTGTCGATGCCCTTCCTAACTCATTGATGGCATTCTCAAGCCTCAACCAGGCCGGTGCTGTTGATGTTGCAGGTGGAGCTAACTCTTCCTTCATTAACACTCAGGGACTCTTCCAGGATCCTGGTGCTGGAGCTCTCGGTGCTGCTGCTCAAGGTGGTGCCTCTGTTGGTGGCGCCGTGAATGTCGGAACCGCCGTCGCTTCAGGTGCTTTCCCCGCATCTGGTCAGGATGGAACAGCGGGACATGTCCC